CATTGGAATATTATAGCAGACAAACATTATAACTTTAATGCAAGTACAAACATTATAAAGTTTTATAATGGCTCAGAGATAATACTTAAAGATTTGTTCTTATATCCATCAGACAGAAACTTTGATAGCTTAGGTTCGTTAGAGATAACAGGTGCGTTCATAGATGAGGCAAACCAAATTACAGAAAAGGCAAAGAATATCGTTGCAAGTAGATTAAGGTACAAGTTAGATAAGTACAATATTATACCTAAGTTACTTATGACTTGCAATCCTGCTAAAAATTGGGTATATACGCAATACTATAAACCTGCAAAAGATGGTACTATAAAAAAACATAGGAGATTCATACAAAGTCTAGTAGATGATAATGAATACATAAGCAAATTCTATAAAACACAACTAGAAACACTTGACGAACTAAGTAAACAAAGGTTATTATTTGGTAATTGGGAATATGATGTGTCAGATGATAGTTTATGCAACTATGATGCAATAGTTAGACTATTTGACCAACAAGGCATAGATGGAGAAAAATATATAACTTGTGATGTAGCACGATTTGGTAACGATAAAACAATTATAATGTTATGGAAAGGGTTACATATTACAAAAGTAATAACGTTGCTTAAAAGCGCTATAAATGATGTCGTAGAGCAAATTAAACAAATACAACAACAAGAGCAAGTTAAATTATCTAACATAATTGTAGACGAGGATGGCGTTGGTGGTGGAGTTAAAGATTATCTAAGATGTAGAGGTTTTGTAAACAATTCTAGACCTATAAAGAAAGAAAATTACCAAAATCTAAAGACACAATGTTACTACAAGTTAGCAAGTATGATAAATACAGCTCAGATAGGTATAAGTATGAATGATGTAAATATAAAACAAACAATGATAGAGGAGTTAGAACAGATAAGAAGTAAAGACCAAGATAAGGACAATAAATTACAAATTATACCAAAAGAAACAGTCAAAGCAATTCTTGGTAGGTCTCCTGATTATGCAGATGCTATGGCTATGAGGATGTATTATGAAATAGACACAAGTTATGGTAGATACTATATACAATAAGAAAGCAGGAACAAACTTTGGTCTTACAAAATCAATTAGGCCTACGGTCTATTCCTGCTAACAAACAAAAACATTTCATTACGAAACTCTGCAAATATAAAAAGATAAACTAAAAGTAAAAAATTTCTATTTAAGATTATGACGATAAAGATTTTAGAAAATGAGGAAGTAAAAGAGTTTACTATAAAGTCATGGAGTGATGTAACACTAGAAAAATGGATGAGGTTATTGGAAAAAGAAGATGGCACAGAAATAGAGCAAACGCAGGAATTAATAAATATGATGGCGGATATACCTACAAAAATACTAAACAAATTAAGTTTAGCGCATGTTGTAGATATATTTAAGAAATGTAGCGATAGGCAAGCAAAACAATCTACTTATCTAAGAAAAATAGTAAAAATAAATAATGATGAGTATGGTTTTATACCAGACTTAGAAGAAATAACGTTAGGAGAATACGCAGACTTGGAGCAATATATAAAAATAGATGTAAATAAGAACTTACATAAAATTATGGCTATACTATTTAGACCAATAATTGACAAAGACAAATCATATTACACTATAGCACCATATGATAGTGCAACAACAGGAATGAGAGCAAATAAGTTTCTGCAAATGAAAGCAGAACAAGTGCAAAACGCATTGCTTTTTTTTTGGACTTTCGTAAGAGAACTATTGAGCAATTTGCATTGGTATTCTCTAGAACAGAGCAAGATGACAATATAACAACAGGAGAAGAATTTTCTAAAAAGTGGGGTTGGTTTGGTATAATGTATAATTTAACAAAAGGAGAAATAGTAAACCTAAATAATATAACAAACCTAAGTTTATATGTTTGTCTAACATGGCTAACGTATGAAGCAGATTTAAATGAACTTAAAAGTGTAAATAATGGTAAATAATAAAACGTACAATAATCTTATAGATACACTAGAACAACTAGGAGTTAACCATTACCAAATACAACAAGTTAGTAGTGGTGATATATTTGAGATGGATTTAGAAAAAAACACGTTATATCCACTAATGCATATTGTACCACAGACTGTTGTAGCATCACAAGGACAATTTACGTTTAATTTCCAAGTTTTTATTATGGATTTAGTAGAACCAGATGAAAGTAACGAGCAAGAAGTACTAAGTGATTGCCTTAGCATTTGTACAGATATCATAGCAACATTTAAACATGGAGAGAGTTTATTTAAGTTTAATGCAGAGCATGGAGAAGAAGAAAGATATTTTGTAGATAACGATTTTACCATAGAGCCATTCACAGAAAGATTTGACAACGCAGTTAGTGGATGGACATTTACTATACCAATAATAGTGGAACAAGACTATAATAGTTGTAATGTACCACAACCTACAACACCAATAGGCAAATGATAAAATTTAAGATAGGCAAATTAAGAATACAAATAATACCACCGAAGATTACTTATGAAATATGACGATACATTAGACAAGTTAGATGCTATAAGCAGAAAATTTGAGACATATAACGATTATCCTAAAGCAGCAACAAACAATGCAAAGAGGGCAATAAAATGGAAAGAGGAAAATGGAACGACTTGTGGTACAAGAGTAGGTTGGACAAGAGCAGGACAACTTGCAAGACGAGAAAATATAAGCAGAGATACAATAGCAAGAATGGCTAGTTTTAAAAGACACCAACAACACAAAGACGTACCATACTCAGAAGGATGTGGTGGATTAATGTGGGATGCTTGGGGTGGAACTAGTGGAGTAGAATGGGCAATAAGAAAATTAAAACAAATAGATAAAAAATAATGGCAAATTTAACAGTAACATTAACAGAAAATGTAATATTAAATGGTTCGGTAAGAGGTTCTACCAACCAACTAACAATAACAGGTATAGAACACGTTATGGAACGTTTAGTAACAATACCTGCATCAGCAGACGCTACAGTATTAGTTGCTAAAAGTGGAGTAAACACTTCTGATGGAGCAATAGATATACACGACACTAAATATATTAGGATAACAAATTTAGATTCTTCTAATAGTGTAACTCTATCTTTACAATTAGACGTAAACGAAAATGATAGTGGAGCAGACCAAAGTGTTTCTATACTTTTAGAAGCTGGTAAAACTTTTATGCTAGGTACACCACACGACGCAATAGGTGTAGATGACGATAGTAGTACTATACAAACTTCTTTAGCTGATTTAGAAAGTTTATTAGTAGATAGTGGTTCTAACGCAGTAAAACTAGAAGTATTTGTAGCAGGTGCGTAACGTAAGAAATTACTTAAAGTCGTTTGGTAAAAAGGTTGTTAGCCAAGCAAAGAACACACTTAAACAGAGTGATAAGAATGTTAGTGGAACTTTGCTAAACTCTATAAACTATGAGGTAAAAGAAAATGCAGGAGAATTTATTATAGAGTTTAAGATGTCGGACTATGGACAATTTGTAGAAAAAGGAGTTAGTGGAACAAAACAAAGAAGATACTATACTGACTACAAAAACCAAAAACGTAGTACACCTTATAAATACACCAACAAAATGCCACCTACAAGAGTGTTTGACAAGTGGATAATAAAACGAGGATTAGCACCAAGAGATGAAAAAGGAAGATTTATAACAAGACAAAGTTTAAAATTTTTGATAGCAAGAAAAATATATTTTAGAGGAATACAAGGATTAAGTTTTTATAGTAAACCATTGAGTAGGTTTATAAGAGACTTTCCTAAACAATTTGCCATTGCCTTTGATAAAGACTTTGTAGGACAATTTAAGACATAAAGATGAATATAATACAAGAGCCACTATATAAACTTATACCTGTTTACCAACCAATCATATTCGTAGTAGAGGATGATACAATAACAGCAACTAAGTTTAATGTAAAATTTATTGCAAAAGTTAGAGTAGCAAAGATAAACACAGCAACCACTACGCAGGTTGTTACATTAAAAGTAAGTCCTAATGGACAAGGTAAAGGCATATTTGATTTAAGTAAAGTGTTACAAAGTTATGTAACAAGTGATAATTTAGGTGGAAAGGTAAGCGACCAAGTGCCTAATAACTTTTCTACTTTTAAATCACAAAATTTTGAGGATAAAAGACACTCTATACATAACATAGATAAGTTTGCAACAAACAAAAACTCTGTTAGATTATTACAGATAGAATTTGGTATTCAATATTCAGAGACACAAACAGGAAGCCCTGCAGTAGATGATAGTGTTGTAAAACAAACAGAAGAATTTGTTATATACAATGGCACACTACAAGAGGATGATATGTTGCAGGAAGTAAGAGATAACTTTGGTTATAACCTAGATGTTTTTAATTACATAGCTAATGATACAGATGCTAAATTTCTAACAGATTGTCCAACAACATTAGAAATAGGTGCAAATGATTATCATACTGTAGCATTTTTTAATAATTATGAAGAAGATTTTAAAATTGGCGGTGTTGGTCAAGCTGCTAAAATCCAAGATATAGTTTTAACATTTTTTCCAGAGTTAGATGCAAATGGTACTCAATTAAGTGCAACAGTAATAGATAATTTACCAACAAATGGTGGTAGTGGTACAACTTATAATAATAGCGATAGTAAAATGATATTTTTTGGTTGTGGTACAGCAAATATAAAAAATACAAGTACATTAAACGCAAGTACCAAATCATATACATTAAGAGCAAGAGATGCTAATGCAGATTCAGTAACACAAACTTATGTATTTAACCTAACAGAAAACGATTGCAAAGGTTTTGAGAAAATTAGACTAACATGGTTAAATAGGCATGGTGCTTGGGATTATTTTAATTTTACTAAGAAAAATGTAAGAACAGTAAATACGACAAGAAAAAGTTTCCAACAACTAAAAGGAACATGGAACGAGGATAGATTTAGGTTGTATGGTTATAAAGGTGGTACCTCC